AATATTATGGACGATGGTGGTAAACTCGCAGTCTCATCAAGAGGCATGGGTAGTTTGCAACAAAAGAACGGTGCAAACTATGTAAACAAAGATTTCTACTTGGCAACCGCTGCCGATATTGTTGCAGACCCATCTGCACCTCAAGCCTTTGTACAAGGTATTATGGAAGGTAAAGAATGGATTTGGAATAATGGTGTACTTAAAGAAGTAGACGTTGCGGAAATCCAAGAGGATATTGAACGAGGCATTCGTTCAAGAAATGCGAAATACCAAGCATTGGCCTTCGCAAAATTTCTCAAAAAACTGTAATTGTATAAATATAGTATAATGAGATTAACATTAAGGAGAACTCCCAAATGTCAGAACTAGATAGGACAATTGAGGATTTGGAAGCAGAAGTTACTGCGGAACTTGAAGAAGGAATGCACGATGCCCCTAAGAAGGGCGCCGTTGCACCAGAAAAAGGTTCTAAGGTTGACGGTGATGTAGAAGACCTTGGCGCTCCAGTGGTTAAAGGTGATGAGAAATCAGGGCCAGATGCCGCAAAGAAAGTCAAGAAGGATACTACTATTCCGACTGCCGTAAAAGGTGACGAAGCACCCCAAAAACTCAAAGAAAAAGCTCACCCAGATGATGAGGATGAGGAAGAAGAACAGGACGAAATGGTACACGGTGATAAAAAAGATGAACCTAAGATGGAAATGCCTAAGACAGGTAAGGCCGCTGAGGAAATCGTTGCACAGTACATGAAGAAAGCCACAAAAGAAATGAAAATGAAAATGGCTGGTCATTGTATGAACGCTGGTTATCACGCAGAAGAACTTGACATTGAGTCCATTGACGTAACAGATGACGTAAACGCTCTGGTAGAAGGTGAAGACCTTTCAGAAGAGTTTACATCAAAAGCAAAAACAGTTTTTGAAGCCGCTGTCAAATCAAAACTTCGTTCAGAAATTGGACGCATTGAAGTTGAGAAGACACAAGAATTTGCTGAAGAAACTGAAAAGTTCAAAACTGAACTGGCTGAAAAGGTCGATTCGTACCTTGACTATGTTGTTAAAGAGTGGATGCAAGAAAACGAACTCGCTATTGACCGTGGGTTAAAAGGTGAAATTGCAGAAGACTTTATCACAGGATTGAAGGCACTCTTTGAAGAACATTACATTGATGTTCCAGATGAGAAGTATGATATCCTTGAGGGTCAAGCTCAAAAGATTGATGAACTTGAGTCTAAACTCAATGAAACAATCGACAAGATGACTGAAATGAACAAAGAGAAATCTACACTTGTTCGTGAACAGGTTATCGCAAAAGTTTCAACAGACCTCGCTGAGACTGAAAAGGAAAAGTTTGAGGGATTAGTTGAAGATGTTGAGTTTACTGGTGAGGAAGATTTCACTACAAAACTCAATACCTTAAAGGAAAATTATTTTCCTAAATCAGTTGCTACCCAAACCCTTGAGGAAGAAGTAGAAACAGAAAACCAAGAAGTTGACGTTAGTGGCGCTATGGCTGCGTATATGTCCGCTATCCAAAAGTCTAAACCCTATGGGGCGGAAACTTTCAACATTGTGAAAAAGTAACAAACTATAAATAACTTATATAAAACATAGGAGAGAACGAAAATGTTCAATTCAGAAAACTTACAAGAAAAGTGGCAGCCAGTACTTCAGCATCCAGATTTGCCTGAAATTGCTGATAACTATAAGCGTGCCGTCACTTCTGTTATCTTGGAAAACCAAGAAAAAGCACTTAGAGAGGATGCTGCTTTCTTAAACGAAGCCGCTCCTGCCAACAATACTGCTGGTACATCAAATTGGGACCCTATTCTAATTTCGCTTGTACGCCGTGCAATGCCTAACCTTATCGCATATGATATTTGTGCAGTTCAGCCAATGACTGGCCCAACTGGACTTATCTTTGCAATGAAATCAAGAATCAACTCCGCTGGTGGTGATGAAACACTATTTGATGAAGTAGATACAGATTTCTCTGGTGCCGGTACACACGCTGGTACTAACCCAGCCGTACTTAACGATGCATCCCCAGGCACTTTCACTAGTGGTACTGGTGATACAACTGCAAATATGGAAGCACAAGGTGATTCCGCAAACAACGCTTTCGCTCAAATGGCATTTACCATTGAAAAAGCAACTGTCACTGCAAAAACTCGTGCCCTTAAAGCAGAATACACAATGGAACTTGCACAAGACCTTAAAGCAATTCACGGTCTTGACGCAGAAACAGAATTGTCAAACATTCTGTCTTCCGAAATCCTTGCTGAAATCAACCGTGAAGTTGTAAGGTCTATCTACAAGGCTGCAAAGCCAGGTGCCCAGACCAATACGACTACAGGTGGTATTTTTGACTTAGACACCGACTCAAATGGTCGTTGGTCAGTTGAAAAGTTCAAGGGTCTTATGTTCCAAGTTGAGAGAGATGCTAACGTAATCGCTCAGCAAACTCGTAGAGGTAAAGGTAACATCATCATCTGTTCTTCAGACGTTGCGTCTGCATTGCAAATGGCCGGTGTACTTGATTACACTCCTGCTCTTAATAATAATCTTCAAGTCGATGACGCTGGTAACACCTTCGCTGGTACTATGAATGGTCGTTATAAAGTGTACATTGACCCATACATGGCAAACGCTGCTGCAAAACAGTACTTTGTTGTGGGTTATAAAGGTACTTCACCTTACGATGCTGGTGTATTCTATTGCCCATACGTTCCACTTCAGATGGTTCGTGCAGTTGGTGAGAACACATTCCAACCTAAGATTGGTTTCAAAACAAGATACGGTCTTGCACAGAACCCATTCTCGACTGCTACTGCTACTGATGTTACACTTGGTTCAAATGACAACGTGTACTACAGAAGAGTTCAAGTCACCAACCTTATGTAATAATAAGAGTTGGGTCAACCAACCTACTAAAAGGGAAACTTCGGTTTCCCTTTTTTTGTCTGTATAAATAGATGTATGGTACAAATAGATTCATTAAGTAGACAACCCACTGAACTAGACTATGCAGACCCAACCAAGTTTAAGTTCAGTATAAAAAAATTACCGATAGTAGAATTCTTTACTACTGCGGCAAACTTGCCTGGCATAAATCTTGGTGAGGCAATATTTCCAACACCATTAAAGTCAATTCCAATAATGGGTGATGACCTTACCTATGAAAATTTAGAAATTACATTTCTTGTAGATGAAAAACTTACAAACTATACAGAGGTTCATAACTGGATGGTTGGTATTGGTTTTCCACAATCAAGAAACCAATATGGAAGTTTAAGAACAGAGGGTGACCAAATTTCTCCATCACAAGGTAAACAAGCAGGACAAGAAAGTATTTCTGGAATGTTTTCTGATGCAACACTAATAATAACTTCTGCAAAAAATAATCCTATTGTGGAGGCGAGATTTCAAGACATTTATCCTGTTGCATTAAGTGGCCTTGCATATAATCAACAAGAAGGTGACATAACATATTTGACAGCAAACGTGACATTTACATACAAAATTTACACGTTACATACATTATAAATAGATTAGGATGAGGTTCAATACCCTTGAACACCTATCATAGACCTTAACAGGGTCAATATATCTAACGCAAGGAAGATATGCAATCTCATCCCTTTGAATTGAAGGATACATTATGAATTTAGAAGAATTACAAGAGATGTCCGCCAAGGACTTAAAGATTGACGATACACAACTAGATATCGAATCTCTCAAAACCCCAGAACTCTATGGGAAATATCTAAAAATATTCATGCGTTGGAACTTGTTATTAAAACAGGTTGAATCTAAACATCGCATTCTTTATAGACAAAAGTGGGAATACTACGGTGGTAAAGCCGACCCAGAAGTTTACAAAGAAAAACCTTTAGACTTAAAAATACTCAAACAAGATATTCCAATTTACCTTGAAGGTGATGAGGAATTGATTCAATCGCAACACACTGTAGAATACCATAAGGCAATGGTAGACCATGCAGAAAAAATGTGTAAGATGTTAAATAATCGTGGATTTCAAATAAAGAATGCAATTGATTGGAAGAGATTCATGGACGGTTCGATTTGATTATTTCAAAAAAGAATGAAGTATATTTAAATGTAGAAACTGATAAAGGTATCGCAAGAGAACTTTCAGACTTTTTTACATTTGAGGTGCCAGGCGCAAAGTTCATGCCACAGTACAAAAATCGTATGTGGGATGGAAAGATACGTCTGTTCTCAATTCAGACTGGCGAAATATATGTCGGTCTTTTATCGTATATTGAAGAATTTGCAAAACGCAATGAAATAGATATTGAATATAAAGAAGGAGTAAAAAATGGAAATACAATCGAATCCGATGGTGTACGAGAGTTTATTCAACGAGTTAGACCAAGAACAAGAGGAGATGATATACAAGTTCGTGACTACCAATTTGATGCCATTCTTCATGCAATCAGAAATGATAGGTGTCTTCTTCTCAGCCCTACTGCTTCAGGCAAGTCATTAATCATCTATATTTTGTCTGTCTGGTATGCAATGAAGACAGAAAGTAATATTCTTATTCTTGTTCCCACAACATCTTTGGTTGAACAAATGCATAGTGACTTTGTTGATTATGGGTTTAATGAATCTATGATGCAAAAAATATATCAAGGTCATTCAAAGAACATTACAAAACCTATTACAATATCCACATGGCAATCAGTTTATAAGATGCAGAAGAAATGGTTTGACCAGTTTTCTTGCATTATGGGAGATGAAGTCCATATATTCAAGTCAAAGTCGTTAACAGGTATTATGAATAAGATGGTCGGCTGTAAGTACCGTCATGGGTTCACAGGTACGCTTGACGGCACACAAACACATAGGTTGGTACTAGAGGGTCTATTTGGTTCAGTAAACAAAGTAACTACATCAAAAGAACTGATGGATGATGGTACACTTGCAAAATTAAAAGTAGAATGTATTGTTTTACAATATCCAGATGCCGATTGTAAATATATGAAAGAATTATCTTATCAAGATGAGGTTGACTTAATTGTTCGTGATGAACGTAGAAATAAATTCATTATAGACTTGACAAAACATTTGAAAGGTAATACATTAGTACTATTTCAATTTGTAGAAAAACATGGTGACATATTACACACAATGATGAAAGACACCCTAAGTAATAGAAAGGTATTCTATGTTTATGGGGGTACTGACACAGCAACCAGAGAAGAGATTCGTGCGATTACAGAAAAAGAAACTGATGCAGTTATCGTTGCGTCATATGGTACGTTTAGTACTGGTATCAATATTCGCAATCTTCATAACATCGTGTTCTCTTCACCGTCCAAAAGTAGAATTAGAGTCTTGCAATCCGTTGGTCGTGCGTTGCGACTTGGTGACAATAAAGTATCAGCTCGATTGGTAGATATTGCAGATGATTTTACTTACAAGGGAAGACAGAATTTTACTTTAAGACACTTTATGGAACGAATAAATATATACAATGAGGAAGAGTTTGATTATGACATTAAACAAATCTCTATAGATAAAGGATGATGATGACCCAAGATACTAAAGTCTTAAAACTTTCTAATGGAGAAGAGATTATAACAGTGATTTCGTCTGCCGATAAAAGTAGACCATATATTGAAGTGACCAATCCATTACAAGTTAATTTATACCCAAAACCAACTGCTGGTGGTTTAGTGGAGAGTATGGCTCTTTCACGATGGTTAACTGTGAGCGAAACTCAGATTGCTAACTTAAACAAAAACAGCATTATCGCAATTTCAGATGCATCTATCGGTCTTGCAAAATTCTACGAACATTGTGTAAAGAAAATGACATTGAGCGATAATGGTAGAGTTTGGGATGAACCTACGGATGAGGATTTAGATAGGATTGAAGATGAAGAACTTGAGAACATTATCCCATTCCCAGATAAGAACACTATACATTAATTCATTCTCAAACCCTACATAGGGATAATACCGTCTTGTCAAGGGAAAGTCAAGACTTTTATTGAAATTAATTTACTTCTTGACAATTACATTGTTATAGAGTATGATGTACTTAAATTATGGGAAAGACTCATGGCAGTAGACAAAAAGAAAAAACCACATTATGTAAATAACAAAGAATTCCTTCAAGCGATGGTGGAATGGAAGGCGTTATGTCGTGAGGCAGAATCTCAAGGCAAACCTCAACCACCAATTACTAACTATATTGGAGAGTGTTTTTTAAAGATTGCAAACCATTTATCATACAGACCAAATTTTATCAACTACACATATAGAGATGAGATGATATCTGATGGTATTGAAAACTGTTTGCAATATGTACACAACTTCAACCCAGAGAAATCAAACAATCCATTTGCTTACTTTACGCAGATTATCTACTACGCATTTCTTAGACGTATTCAAAAAGAAAAGAAACAATCTCATGTAAAGAACAAAATCATTGAAAATATGACAGTGGATGAAAGTTTGATTGATGATAATGATATGGGTAATCCATTCGTGGACTACTTACAAAAGAACTTCTTACCAGATGAAGATGTTTATAAACCTAAGAAAAAAGCAGTCAAACCAAAAGGATTAGAATTATTTTATAATGAAGATAGCACTGATAACTGATACCCACTTTGGTGCTCGCAATGACAGTTTAGCCTTTAATGACCATTTCTACAAATTTTGGAGAGAGGAATTCTTTCCATATTTGGATAAACATGGTATTGATACGGTTATTCACTTGGGCGATGTTATGGATAGACGCAAGTTTATCTCATATAAGATTGCAAAAGACTTTCGTGAGCAATTCATAAAACCTATCGTAGATAGAAATATTACGATGCACATGATTGTGGGAAACCACGATACTTATTACAGGAACACCAATGAGATTAACTCTCTCTTTGAATTACTTGGTGGGCCTGGAGATGAAAAGTACCCCAACATCAAATGTTATGACCACCCATGCACTGAAGAGTTCGATGGTGTTGGTATTCATCTATTACCTTGGATTAATGATGGAAACTATGAATCTGTCATGAGGGGTATTCAAATGACCTATGCAGATATTTGTATGGGCCATCTAGAGGTAAATGGTTTTGAAATGCACGCTGGACATTTTTGTGAGGGTGGATATCCTAAAGAAATGTTTAGAAAGTTCGATACTGTTTTTTCTGGACACTTCCACAAAAAGTCAGATGATGGACACATCTATTATCTTGGTAACACATACCAGATGACATGGAGTGACCACAATGAAACAAAAGGTTTTCATATCTTTGATACGGCAACCAGAGAACTTGAGTACATTCAAAATCCACATACAATCTTTGCAAAGATTTACTATGATGATACACAGACAGATTATTCTACAGTTGATGTAGAACAGTATGAAGATAAGTTTGTAAAGTTGATTGTAGTTAACAAGAAAGACTTGTATGGGTTTGACCAATTCCTTGATAGACTTCTTGCTGTCAAAACGCATGAGGTTAAGATTGTCGAGGACTTTTCGGACTTGGATGCATCAAATGTATCTGATGAGATTATTGAGAACGCACAGGACACTACGACACTATTAGAACGGTATATAGATGAACTGGATGTAGAAATAGATAAGAATAGATTAAAAAGTACGATGCGTAGTTTATATATTGAAGCAAGTGATTTGGAGTTATAATTGATTACATTTAAGTATGCAAGGTGGAAAAACTTTCTATCGACAGGTAACACATTTACCGAAATTCAGTTAGACAGAAACCCATCAACTTTGATTATTGGTGAGAATGGTGCTGGTAAATCCACTATTCTTGATGCATTATGTTTTGGACTGTTTGGAAAACCATTCAGACAAATCAGTAAGAACCAACTTATTAATACAGTCAACGGCCAAGGTACGGTTGTTGAAATAGAATTTGAAACACAGAATAAACAATGTAAAGTAGTTCGTGGTATCAAACCAAATACGTTTGAGATTTGGGTAGATGGTAATATGATAAACCAAAGTGCAAACGCAAGGGATTATCAGAAACACTTAGAACAACAAATATTGAAGTTGAACTATCGTTCATTTACACAAGTCGTGATTCTAGGGTCATCGACATTTATTCCATTCATGCAATTGAAGTCACAGGCAAGAAGGGAAGTTGTAGAGGACATTCTTGACATTAAGATATTCTCGTTGATGAATCTAATTCTAAAAGGTAAGGTGAAATCTCTTAATACAGATATTAACGATAACCAATACCAGTTAGACTTAAACAAAGAAAAAGTAGAGTTACAGGAGAAGTACATTGAAGATATTGAAAGGAATAAGGACACTCTTCTATCTCAAAAGACAACTCTTAGGGATGGTAATGAAGAGGAAGTGTTCACTCGCAACGCAGAGGTCACAAGAATCACGGAAGAGAACCAGGCCCTTCTAGATGCAATGTCTGGTGAAGATGGTGCAATTGAAAAACGTGAAAAACTAAAAGACATTCAGTTTACGTTGAAAGACAAACATAATCGACATTCTCAAATGATTTCTTTTATGGAAACTACAGAAGTATGTCCAACTTGTGAACAGTCTATTAGTGAAGAGTTTAAGACCAAGACTATTTCACAAAGAAGTGAACAGGTCAAAGAGTTAACTGAAGGTCTGCTTCAGATGAAGTCAGAAATGGACAAGGCAAACGGTAAATTAAAAGAGTTTAAGGATATTGCAAAGGTCATTAATGATAATTCTATTAAACTTGCAAAATTGAATAGTGGTATTACAGAACTTGAAAAATTCAATGCAACACTGACTGAAGAGATACGTCAAATTGAAAGTGGAGATGTTACGAAAACAGATTACGAAAAACTTGACAACCTCAAGAAAATGTGTTATACTTTAGATTCAACCAAGTCAAAGTTAAAAGAAGATATGGTATATTATGATATCGCAAAGAATCTATTACAAGACACAGGTATAAAAACTAAAATTATCAAGCAATATCTTCCTATCATGAATAAGTTGATTAACACATATCTTTCGTCTATGGACTTCTTTGTGAACTTCAATATTGATGAGAACTTTAACGAAACAATCAAGTCACGTTTTCGTGATGTGTTTTCATATGCAAACTTTTCTGAAGGTGAGAAGATGCGTATTGACCTTGCATTACTCTTTACTTGGAGGGCCATTGCAAAGATGAAGAATTCAACGAATACGAATCTACTTATCCTTGATGAAATATTTGATAGTTCATTGGATGCGACAGGTACAGATGATTTCCTAAAGATTTTGAATACGTTTGATAAAGAAAATGTGTTCATCATTTCACACAAACAGGATATGTTGATTGATAAGTTCAGAAGCGTAATCAAGTTTGAAAAGGTAAAGAACTTTAGTAAGGTTGCATAATGGGAAAACGTAGTGAATTTGAAAGAATACCAAGAGACTTTTATCCAACCCCCTATCAGGCTGTCCAACCTCTAGTTGAACACTTACCAGAATGGTTTACTTTTATTGAACCTTGTGCTGGAGATGGTAGGTTGATTGACCATCTTGAAAAACATGGTGGTAGGTGTACTCATGCATATGATATCGAACCACAGAATGATAGAGTAATGATGTATGACGCTTTGTTATTAGAACAAGTAAAGACACCATATATAATAACAAACCCACCTTGGAATCGTAAGATACTACATCCCATGATTGAGAGGTTTTCTGCAATGGCCCCAACTTGGTTGTTATTTGATTCGGATTGGATGCACACAAAACAATCAGTTTCCTACTTGACAAAATTGAAAAAAGTAGTTAGTATAGGAAGAGTTAAGTGGATTGAAGGAAGTTCCAGTGTTGGTAAGGACAATTGTTGTTGGTATCTGTTTGAAGACACCCCACAAGTCAAACCCATTGAATTTTGGGGCCGAAATTAATTTCAAAAAAGTTCTAAAAACATCTTGACATTTGTTATTAGAACGTGTATTATGTAATAGTAAAGTGAGAAAACAAAGGAGATTATATCATGGCACACGAACTTGAAATTGTAAACGGACAGGCACAAATGGCATACGTTGGTGACCTTCCATGGCATGGACTTGGTACTAAGGTTGAGGCAGACCTCACACCAGACCAATTCCAAAAAGTTGCTGGACTTGATTGGGAAGTGGAGAAACAACCACTAATGACACCAAATGGTGTGAAAGTTCCAAACAAGGAAGCACTTGTAAGAACCTCTGACAACTCTATTCTTGATGTTGTTGGTACAGGTTGGAATCCTGTACAAAACTCAGAGGCATTTGAATTCTTCCATGAGTATGTAATGGCAGGTGACATGGAAATGCACACTGCTGGTTCACTGAAAGATGGTCAGATGGTTTGGGCACTCGCAAAGTGTAAAGAATCATTTGAACTGTTTAACGGTGACGTTACAGAGAACTACTTCTTGTTCTCAAACCCACACCAGTTTGGTAAGGCGATTAACATTCGTATGACACCAATTCGTGTGGTTTGTAACAACACTCTTACACTTTCTCTTTCACAAAATGCAGATAAGATGGTAACGGTAAATCACCGTAAGGCCTTTGACCCTGCCGAAGTGAAAGCGCACATGAATATTGCAAATGAGAAAATGCAAGAGTACAAATCAATGGCTGCGTTTCTTGGTTCAAAGAAAGCAACTGGTGATAACGTAATCCAGTACTTCAATGAGGTATTCGGTTCGCCTGCGAAAGAAAAGGTAGATGGTGAACTTCCATTTACAACTCGTAATGCAAAACTTGCCTATGAAAACCTTGATGTTCAGCCTGGTGCAAACTTTGCCCAAGGAACTTGGTGGACTGCATTTAACTCAGTCACCAATATGACTGACCACTTGCAAGGTCGTTCAAATGATGGACGTTTGGTTTCATCATGGTACGGACGTAACCGTAAGGTCAAGTTGAACGCACTTGATAAGGCACTTGAGTACGCTGAAGCTGCCTAAAAAGAATTTGTGTGGGGGTTGAAATTTGGTTTTCAATCCCCATATAAATATAGACGTAAATGCGAATTATCGGTTTACGTTTATTAATCTTGCTTAATAAAGGAGATA